CACAATCATTAGTTAAACATTTAATTGGATAGTTGGTGCGCCCACCCGGACTCGAACCGGGACGCCATAAGCGACAGATTTTAAGTCTGTTGTGTCTACCTATTCCACCATGGGCGCATTCAACTACAGCGGGTCATTGCCCTTAATTAATATCATTTTCTTGAGTATAGAGGACACATCGTCCTTTGTCAAGAATCCTTTTACAGTATCGCCTTCTTGTGTTATACCTGGTAGCTCTACCATATCTGCGCCTTGGAAAACACCAATTTCAAATAGTCCTTGTTTACCACCATAACTACCTTGGTGACAAACAACACTAAGTTGGTACTTACCAAAGTTCACAAGAGTAGTAACACCTTTAGGAATGTGTTGTTCTGTAAATTTTAGTTTATCAAACATATTACCCTCCAAAAAACCAAACTAGTAATGCACCTACAAAAATGTAGGGCGCAAAATTCCATCCAATTTTAATTGCACCAAAAATTACTGCAAGTACAACTCCAATTGTAAAACCCACTGCTATGAGAGGCACTAAAGCCTCCCATGCTAAACTTAAATCTCCACCCATTATGCTACCTCTCTACTGCACATGTTTTCAATGTGCCGTTCTATATTTTTATCTGACCAATTAGCAAAATCCAAACTACGAGCATAGCTCTTGCTAACAACATCAGCAGTGATGTAATATGCATCTTCCTCAAGTTGGATTCGCATAAACTCCTTAAGAGTACCGGTTGGCACACGATCTGACCAATATTCAGTTTCGTTAGGATGTGGAAAACTACCCATCCAACAACCTGGCTGTTTGCTGAATTCCTCAGCTTCTGCCCGTTGCTCTAGAATATAATCTGTAAGTGCCTGTTCCATAAGTAACTCCTGTTTTTTAACTATACCTACATTGTAAGGTAAAACGTTTTACCTGTCAACAACTATTTTCAAGTTTTCCTGTTTTTGTAGGATATCCAGCCGTTATAGCAAGGTTGCGCAGAAACAAAACTTGCTCTGCGGTTACACCTTCATAAATCGTTAAATGCCCATCTGGCATTGCAATTTCCAACCAGTACATTAGTACTCCTTATAATCACCTTGTTCTTCATTGTAAGCATAGCCGGCTAAGTATTCCAGCACTTGCTCTTCTGTCATTTCTGCTTGCAGAATGCGATCGCTGGCACCGGTTGCGCCAGGATAAAAATGTGGCCGAGAACCACGACGGTAGTAACTATCAGCACTTCCACGATCCCAAGGACCTCCATGTCTAATTAATTGGTTATCATCTTCCCAAGTACAATCATATAATAGTCCTTGGTGTTCGAAATATTCACGTTTTTGACTTTCTAAAAAGTCAGCAGTGTTTGTGAAAATTAAATCGTTCTGGCTCATTAGTCTAACCTTGAGCCAGCATATGCTTTAAAGCCATATGATTCAAAAACTTTGGCGGCGGCTGTTGCGCCAGCTTCTTTAACATCAACATTCTGAACTGACAATCCACCTGGATTGTAAATTTGAAATGCTTTAGTATAATCCTGTCTAATACCAGCCTGTTTCATTGCACGACCCAGTTTAGTATTACCTTTGACACCATATATGTTCATCCAAGCAAAACCACAAGGATAATTATCTTTGCCACCCAAATTAGTGTCTAAATATTCCTGTGATGCAGCAGTTGCCGCACTAGTTGCTTTTGCAATAATAGCTTGAATTTCATTTACTGTATACATATTCACAAACTCCTGTTTTTTTAACTTATACCACTATTATACGGTAAGACGTCTTACTTGTCAACCTTTATTTTAAAGATTCTGGAAATTCTATTGCCATTTGGCATTCGAACTCTGTTACTGCATCTTTCTTTGCAAGTAACATTTTTTCCAAACTCCAAATTGCAGCGTATTTTTCATCGCTAGCACCTTCGTTCAATGCAATTAGTGCATTTTCCAAAACTTCGATATCATTAATTAAGTCTACCATTAGGCCACCTTTGTGTTAAACAATTTTAAAAACGCAGTATCAGCTTCTATATACTGTTCTGACAGTGTGTCGAAGCTTTCCTGTATATAAGAATTAGCATATAAATTTGACAATGTCAAGTACATATCTGCCTCTACAAAATTCCAAAAAGTTGTAGTGCCTTTACCCCTTGCAAGGTTGTCATCTGCCAATACCGCTTCATCAAATGCTTCTACAATATCAGCATGTATTGCGCTACCGTTTTCTAAATGAACTATTCTTGACATATCTACTCCTTTTTTCTAACTATACCACTAGTATAAGGTAAAACGTCTTACTTGTCAACCTTTATTTTAAAAATAGAATGTAGTTATATCAATGGGTTATAATTTTATTTGATTATATTCTGATTTAATTAACGTCCACAGTTCAGGAATGTACTCTCTGATGTGTTGATTTCTAGATTGATCTAGGATTTTTGTGTGTCGTATAAACTTATGTATGCTGTGTTCTGTTGTGTTACGTAATATATGCTGAATCATATTATCGTTTAACGATCCCATATGCTGTTTTCTATATTCGTACGGCAACATGTAGATATTATCCCAATGACTCCATACCATATTAATATTATACTCAGTGTTAATACTGTTGGCCCAGCCGATAAACTCACCTAGGTTATGAACATTATAGGCTTGTAGGGTATAATTTATTGTATCGTGTTCTGTTATCCCTTGCCACGTTTTGATATTTTTTTGTATGGTGTCCCATTTTACTGGATATCGTATGTACTCCAGTGTTTTTCCAATACCGTCCAGACTATATTGTACAAATAAATTGGGGAACTTTTCCAGTTTTTGTAAAAATGCAGTATTTACATTTGTTAAGTTTGTGGTGATATTCAACCACACATCAGTAAATTTTTTTTCAATCAGGATATCTAAAATATGATGTACTTCCGGCATTATAGTGGGTTCACCACCTAAAAATTTAATACGTCTAAAACTACCATCAGACGATGATATGTTCTTTAATAAAAAATCCATGTTGTCAGGTGTAAATCCATTGGCCTGTACTATTATATCATCCCCCATAAAATTTATTAATCCAGATGATCCAGCAATTTCCTTTTGAATTTGACTGCTTGCACTACTGTTACACATTCTACACTGTAGATTGCACAAGTTACTGGGCCTTAAATCCAAGTCTAGTGGACTGTGTAGACTATTGCCGTGTACTATGTCAGTAATAACATTTTGATATTTTTCATTAAACATATTTCTATCACTGTAATTGCCAACAGACTCTGCTGTAATACATCGACTACACAGATGTGCAATTTCACCTTGTGCAACATTAGGAAAGTCAGTCATTTGTTGTCTAATACGCTGAAAGTTAGTGTTTGACCATCTACGCTGTAGATCCCAATCTAAATTACTGTTATTATGCTGTTTAGCCTGACAACATATTTTTTCTTCTGTTTCGGTGGGAGTTACATACATATGCACAAATGGCGCCATACAAAATACTTTATTAGTCATACTGATACTTAGCCAAGATTAGTTGATTATTTTATATACTTTAGTATTAAACTGGGTTATAATTAAGTTTAGAATAAATAGTTACTGAGAGATGATTTAGACAGAGGAGGCAACACAATGGAGATTTTTAAACTAATAGCCGAAGTAGGCTTTCCCATTGCTGGTGCATTAGCTGCAGGATTTTTTGTGTTCACTACACTAAAGTATATTTTAGATAGTGTTAGTGGAAGTGTAAAGGGTTTGAATGGCATAATTAGTGCCTTGGATAACCGTGTACAAACAATGAATCATGATGTTATACGTATCGATACTTTGATGAGTAATGCGTTAGGTATACAACCTGACATAGATCGAATTGCACGTGCTGATGGGAAGAATGATGCAAGGAGAGACTAATGACTTACAAAGTAGTAAAATTAAGGAACGATGTTCTTGTTTATGATGTAGATACACCAGATGACAAGATGGAATTCATGGATAATATAAACGCCAAACCTGGTGATGTATTTCGTTTTACATATAATGGATGGTTAGAATACTTGGGAAACGATTTTGATGATGCTCAAAATCGCCATAGAGATGATTCTGACGCTGTAGAATTACTACAGAAAATAAATGGTGTTTAATTATGATGTGGTTAGATTACACAGTTGAAAGTGGACCTTTTGGCTTTACAGTACGTGGCGATTGGCCAGGTGAAGTAATGGGTAGATCAAAAGACGGTACTTGGGGAAGCAAAAGCAACCCACTATATAGTCCTGGAGAACATTATATTGTAAACGAAAGCGGCTGGCTTGTTAAAAATAAGTTTAAGCCTGGCGATGTTCTTATGGTAAATACAGAAGGACAACTGGTTAAAGTTGCCGCAGATACTCTAGAAGTGGAAAAAAGTAATGGGTAAAAAAAGTTCAAGAGCACAATATGTTAGCAAAGGAATTGTTGGAACAACAAAAAGTCGTACTAAAAGTGATGAAGATTATAAAAGCCGTAGAGCTTATAATCAAATGAAAGCATTTATATCGGGTAAAAATGTTGTACTTACTATTCCAAATCCTAACCCTAATGAAACTAATAAACGTTTTATAAAAGTCAATGCACGTGACGTGTGGAAGAGCTCGAGGCGTTAAATGGATATTGGCGGAATCATAAATCAATACGGTTTTCCAATTGTTGCCGCTGTCGGCATGGGATATTTTATATACTATGTTTGGCAGTGGGTAACCAGTGACGTTAAACCAGTACTAAGTCAAGCCAACAAGACACTTATTGGTCTTATTGACAGAATACGTATGCTTGATAATGATTTAATACGTCTTAACCAAAAGTTAAATGTAGTATTACAGTTAAGAGAGCAAGAACTAGAAGAGCTACGGTCTAAAAACAAAAAACTAGCCCAAAAATTAGAGGAAAAAGATTGACAGCAACTTTAATGTTTCTGTTTACTATAAAACATTGCATAGCGGATGTGTTCTTACAGACGTTCCATAAAAATGTACGTAAACAAGATTACCTGAACTTAGGGGGACACAGGCACTATGCAGAACATGGTGTTTGTACCCTTGTGCTTCTTTTATTTTTTGTAAATCCACTTATAGCCGTACTCTTAAGTATATTAGATTACCTAATACACTGGCATGTAGACTGGGGTAAAACAAAGTTTTGTAATTGGGCAGGAATAGAAAGAGCAACACCATTATTTTGGCGAATACACACACTTGATCAGATGGCACACTTTAGTACATATGCATTAATAGTATGGATTACTTACTGCTTGCAATAAACACGCCGTTCCAGTCTTTAGGCAGGTCTTGTGTTTGCATATATTCACAACGCTCTATCCACATATCATAATATCCGTCAATTTGCCCATCAAATTTACCTTTTAATAATGCACACAATTTTCTAGCCTTTTTAAAATCTTGGGCTTGATAATTTGTGTGCATTAAATCATGTATTTCTCTACTTTGATTGTATTGTGCTAAATCTTTTCCAGGATCGTCTAATACTGTGTATATACTGAGTCCAACACTTTTACCTTTTACCTGTAAGTCATCAACTTTAAGGAAAAAGAAGTCATCTTTTGTGTGTTTGTACGTTGCTTCGCCTACTAGTAGCAAACATCCATATTCTTTACACTTGCTTTCGATACGGGCGGCTGAGCTGACGCTGTCCCCCAATATGTCATAGCTGTGCCTTGCTGTTGACCCCATTTCTCCAATGTACCCAAGTCCGGAATTAATACCTGCGCCCATTCCAACTGGAGGCCTACCTTCGCTAACAATCTTATCATTAAATTTCTCCACTGCTTTTAGCATGTCAAGACCACATTGCACCGCTGTTCGTGGGTGCTGTGAATCATCTATAGGAGCATTGTGTATGTGCATACTTGCATCTCCTATATACTTAATTATCATTCCATTACTGTCTAAAACAGGTTTAGTAATAGCGTCCATGTATCCGTTCATAACTGTCGTCAATCCCTTTACATCGTCTCCGAAACTTTCGCCTAGTGGTGTAAAGCCACGCAAGTCACTAAACACAATACTAACTTCCTTTTTTACACCTTCTTTAATAAGTGCTGGATTTTCCTGTAACATTTTGACTACTGTTGGTGATGCATATCCTGCAAACTGTTTTTTAATTGCTTGCTTTTGTAGAAACTCATCTAAAAACTTTACAATGTAACGTAGCAGTCCTATAACTACAATAAATGCCGCTGGTATAAAACCATCTACTAACATGTTTTGTGTTTCAAACATATAGTAACTTGTGTAAACAATACCGCCTGTGCTTCCTACAAAAAATATTAACCCAACATATGTCCAACGTGCTAGTAATATTACTAACAACCCTATAATAACAATAGCCGCTAGCTCTGCCCAGGCCTCTGCGTCTGGATGTCTACTAATATTACTTTCATTAAACACTGTACCCAATAATACTGCTTGCATTTCGTGGCCGTAAACACTACCTGCAGCTGTAGCAATAGGCTGTGTTGTGCCTGCCGCTGTTGGACCTACAAATACAATACCACCATCAAAATCATCTGGTAAACTTAATGCACTAATACTTGTACTGCGCTGGCTCCAGTCTATCCAAACACGCCCTATATTATCTGTTTGTAAAAAACCATAAGCAGGAATACGTAATTTGTCTATCCCAAGCGGATTTAATTTAATTTGAAAACTAGGATCGCCAGCAAGTACACGTAATATTTCCATTGTAACATTTGGATACAATGTATCTCCACTGTTAAGCACTAGTGGTGCTCTACGTGTAACACCGTCTAGTTCTGGAAATGTATTCATGATACCTGCACCAACTGCTTTGTTTTCTAGTATAGGAACGTTTGCAATTATACCTGGCATACTTGGAATAAGGTCTCTATACTGTGGATTAATTACTGCGGCACCTGGATTTATAGGTTCATTTTTGCCTTGAGCACTTCCCAACATAGTTAAAACAACTGGGTAATCTTGCATTAATTGTGCAAGTTCTAGATCCTCTCCACTGCGATCAGTTTCACTCATAAGCACACTAAACACAACAAGTCCAGCATTGCGATCATATAAGTTTTTAATTAAGTCAGCATAATCACCACGTGGAAATGGCCACTGTCCGTATTCA